CAACAAGCATAAAAAAAGAGCCAAATTCAAGCTCTAAAACAATAAAATCTGCATCATATTCCCAAAAATATAAAACTACAGGTATTGTAGGAAACAAGTCGGATGAATGGTATGAAGTATTTTTTGACAATCAGATTGGATATATTCCAAAATCTGCTGCTGAAAAAAGAGAATTTGACTGGAATGACATGATGAATAAAGTTGAGAAAACAAATAAATTCATAAATGAGGCACTTTCAGCAAATAAAAAATTATATGTTTTAGATGACTATACTCCTCTTGGCGGCGGAGAAAATGGAAAGCGAGATAAATTTGGAAATCGTGCTAACCAAAGCGAATTTGGATATTTAGATAAAACTTTTAAAGATTATATAAATATTCCAGATAGAACCATTATGGTTGTTGATGAACAAAATGACAAATATATAAAAGTTAAAATAGATGCCTATGATAACGGTATTTATTATTTAAAGCCTTCTACAGGCAAGTATTTGAAAGATGCTGGAATTACAGGGGAAATAACTAGATTTATCTATGTTGACAGAGCCAGCCAAAATGAAATGGTTATTGAAAAAACTGGAGATAACTGGAATGTTGTAACTTCCTCATTTGTAACTACTGGAAAAGATAGCGGAAGTTCATTTGCCACTCCTTATGGGACATTCTTAATTGCCTATTCTAAACCAGTAATGCAATACACAGGTTCAGACAATAAAACTGTTGTTGGAGATGCAAAAAACGCAGTAAGATTTAGTGGCGGAGGTTATATGCACAGTATCCCGTCATTATTTGAACCTAAAAACACAAGAGAACAAAGAAAGGCTGCAACAGCCAAAAAAATTGGAACTTATCCAGAATCACATAAATGTATAAGACATTATGATGATCAAATTAAATTCATTTATGACTGGCTAGGAAATTCTACACCAGGACATAAGGAAGGTTTCAGAGTTCCTAGTGTTCCTACTGTAATGCTAGTTAAATAAAAATCTTATTAAGCCCTAAATGTTTTGGGGCTTATTTTTTTATTATTTCTATTTAAATAGAAAAATAGTTATGAATTTCTTTATAACCCTTGTTAGCAAGCATAAAATAATAAAAAATAAAACACCCTAATTTTAGAGTGCTTTATTATTTATTATCTTTCAAATTAATTGCATTAAACAATTATTTTTTAATCCAAGGCATTACTCGCCTTTTTTATCTTATTGCAATCTATTATTTTTGTTGTGTTCCATTGCATGTCATTTTCAAAATATAATACTTTTTTTACTTTTTTTGTAAATTTTACTGATATTTTACTGGTGTCTTTTTTGATAAAAACTCTAACAATATTTTAAATATTATTAGAGTTATAAAATATTTACTACACTTTTATTTTATCATAGATAACTTGAAAATACAATGGAGTTAAAATGAAAAATTTAAAAATCAAAAACTTAAATAAAAAAGATATTCAAAATTTAAAAGAAATTAAAATTATAGAGCTGGAAGAAATGAAAATTCAGGATCTTAAAGTTCTAAAAGTTAAAATTGAGATTGATAATAAAGAAAAATAAGAGCCTTTTATGGCTCTTTTTTAAATTACAGCAACTTATAAAATCTTACTTTTTTATTTCTGTTTTTATTATTTTTAAAACTTCCGTAAAATTCGTCACTTTGAATTTTTTTAAAATAGTACTTTGGGAAGGAAGTGTTTTTATTTCTTTTAGATCCTTAACGGTTAATTTGCCATTTCTTCTTTTATATTCTCTAATCAAAGTTTCGAGGACTATTTCTTTTGTCCATTTTTCTTCCTTTCTTTTAAATTCGTATCCGCAAATTTCCCTTAAATTGTTAATACTCCCAAATCTCAGTTCAAAACATCCTCGATTATAAATACAATTTTCGTTTATATCCCTAGCAGTTGCTCCTTTTACATCTTTGTCTAAATCTCTTGACAATTCTTTATAAATCTCAATTAATTCTTCGTTAGTTGCATCAACTTCCGCTTTAAAATGTAAATCCAACTTCATTTCTTTAGCCATTTGTCGCCAAGTTATATTCCCAAAAATGTTTTTTAGTCTTCTATAAGAGTAATCGTATTTATTCAAATCATAAATCGTTCTTATAGTTCCTTCTGCCACTAATTTTTGAATATCTTTCGTTACTTCTTCTTTCGTTTTTTCTACTAAAAACAAGTGTTTCGTTTCTTCTTCTCTATTGATTTTTTTGAATACATCTTTCATAGTTTTACATTTTAATCTTGCCAAAATTCTTTCGTAAGATAAAACTTTTTCAACTTCCATAATTGCATTTATTCCTGAATCGATAATTTCTTGCAATTCTTTTATTATTTCTGATTCTGTTTTTATATTAATGTGTTCTAAATCTCTATCAACTGCTTTTAATATCTCGCTCCAAGTTGGCGCTATGTAACTTCTCAAAACGTTATAAAAACTGCCTAAATCACTTGTATTTTTAACTTTACCACTGTCAATTAAATTTTGTAGCTTAATTATTAAATCTTCTCGTTGATATTTCTTTTTTCTTCCCATTTTCATTTCCTTTTAAAATATATTTATTATATAAATAGTGTATCATTCTTTTATATTTTGTCAATGCTTTTTTTAATTATAAAAGAGCAGATTTCAAAATCCGCTCTCTTTTCATTATCTTAAATTCATGTAAATATTTTTCCCTTTGAAGTGCTTTTTGACTGCTTTTATAGCAGCATACGGAAAGTATCTCGTGTAATATAAATTTACAACAATATCGTTTTCTTCTTTCCAACCGTCTACGATCATAATAGCTTTGTCGTTTAGCACTTCAAAGTTGTTTCCGTTTTCTTTCACTTCAAACTTTCTTACTCTTTTCATATTAATCCTCCTATTTTGTGTATTCTGGAAATATTTTTTCAAATTTTTCTCTTAGTTCATCATCAAATATCAAATCCTCTTTCATTAAAAACTCATACAAGTTTTCATATTTTTCGGCGTTTTCTTGAGTAACATAGTATGCCATATCTCCGTCTGGGAAAGAAAAAGTTAAATCTCCCCAAGTGGCTAGTTCGTTAGCGACTAACACTTGTTTAAGCCATTGATGATCGGAAGTTAAAAGCACAAAATTTTCTGCAATTTTTCCTTCAATAAATTCTTCAAATTGTTCAGCTTCTTCATCATCTTCAAAATCTATTAAATCGCTCATGAAATATATATCCCAAATGTCATTAGCTTGTATATAACCAAGAGCTTCTATTTCTTTTCTAGCTATTTCCCATTTTCTTTCAAATTCTTTTTTCATCTTTTTTCCTCCAAATTTTATTTTTTAAATATGTATATCAACAGTGCGATAATTAAAATTACAATCAAAGCCGATATTTTTTCTTTTAATGTTGTTTTTCTAATTTCAAAACTTATTTTTGATTTTCCGATTTTTATTTCCTTTTTCATTTTTTTGTGTTATAATGGATACAGGTGGAGGGTGGTTATCCCTCAAACCTGTTTTCTATTTAGAAAATTTTATTGTAATGCTGAAAATAAATAAGTTGATTGTGATTGTTACTTCTTTTATTTCCAGCATTTTTTTATTTTTCTTTGCCATTACAACTTTTTCCACCTCCTTTCTACATTATTTAGTATACTACACTTTTTACATTTTGTCAATAACTTTTTTATAAAAAAGTTATTTTTTTTCAAAAATATTTAAAAAATTTTCTACTAAATTTGCTATAAGTTTGTTTTTAGTAGTTCCTTGATTCTTTGCGATCTCTTCCAGCTTTTCCCATTTTTCGTTTGGCAGGGAAACAGATTTAGAAACATATTTTATTTTCTCTTCTTTTTTCTTCCTTCCGACTTTCCAAGTTGGGGTTTGACCTTTCTTAACTCCTCTTGATTTTTTTGATTTTTCTTCCATTTTCTTCCTTTCTTATACTAATACTTCAACATATGTTTTTTTTACTTCCCAACCATCAATTAACATTTTTGCATATATTCTTGCTCTTCCTTTGACTATCCAAGCATTTAATTCAAATGTTTGTACACCTTTACCAATATATGTTCTGTTACCCCATTCTCCACCTTCTAATTTTTGTACTTGACAATGTTTCCAAAAATTAGAATTTTTTTTCATAATTTCAGTAGCTTCTTCTTGTGTTAATTCTTTATCAGTAAAAAATTTCACTGTTTTTTTTTCTAATGCCCAACTTGCTTTCAAGCATTTTCCAAATGTTTCAGCAAATTCTTTTTTTAACATTTTCCAAGCTCTTTTCATTATATTTCTTTTATTAAACATTTTCACCACTCCTTGATTTTAATTTTAAGATGTGATAAAATAAACTTGAATTCGGGAGCTTTTGTAGCTCTCTTTTTTACATATCTCATCTTGATATAATTATACTATATCTCTTATATTTTGTCAATAACTTTTTTATAAAATATTTTAAAATTTTTACAAAAAAAAGACAGATGTTTAAATCTGCCTTCACTACACATCTAAAATTTTAATTCAGTAAATCATCTACTTTCTCCATCATTCTCGCTTCAAAGTGATCAAAATGAGTTTCAACACTTCTCTTAGCTACATCGTATAAAACTTTGTCGCTTCTTCCTTCTTCTTTCAAATCTTCCAAAAGTTTCGTTATTAAATTCTCTGTACTCGCCATCTCTTCATCTAGTTCTAACATCAGACTTTTTAAAAAAACTTTATCTGTCACATTTTTCAAACTCACAAAAAAACTATGCTTTTCCTCCTGAACTATTATATTTATTTCCCTCTTGATAATATTCCAGTTCAGTTCAAGATTGTTCTCAACAATGTATCTAATTATTGATGTCTGCAAATTATTTCTCAAATTTCTGATTTTCGCATCTAATGTCACTTCAAGCGCTTTCCCTCGCAGAGTATCACTATTTAACTGTTCTTCGAGCTTTGCTAGTACACTGATTACTCTTTCCTGCTGTGCAAATAATTTGCTTTGTTGTCTGATGAAAACACCGCAAATCACAACAGCTATTCCCAAGTCTGTGATGTCTTTTAATATATTTCCGCTCAATTTTTATGCCTCTTTATAATATATTTTTTTTGTCATTCTTTTTCTCAAAGTCAAATATCTGTTGTATAAACTCAGACGGAATCAGTTTAGTTTTCAATTCTCTAATACAATCCAGGATTGCATCTTCTCCAACTTCTTCAATAAAATTTGGAATCCACTTTCTATCAATTTCTTTTTCTTTTAAAATGTAACTTTCTAATTTTTCCCAAAAGTCTTTTGCTATAACATCAAATTTTTCTGCTCCTGTTTTTGCTTTGTTAATAATCTCGTTTTTGTAAATTTTTGCTACAACCATCTCTGTTGCCTTGTTAATTATCCAAATTTTTACCATTTTATTCATTTTTATCACTCCTATTTTGTTATTTTTCTTAATATCAATTCTAAGCCACCTGGCAAGCCCTACAATTAATTTTGCCTTGCCAAGCGACAATTTATCCAAAAACTTTTTTAACGTTCTCATACGGCTTGTAACGAAGTCTTTTTTAACTACTTAAGTTCAAAATGTGGCGTATCGTGCATTTTCCAATTTCCGCCCCATTCGACATTAATTTTTTTACTTTTTGCTACCGCCAAAATATGATCTGCTATTAATTTTAATTTTTTATCATCATATCCTTCTTCTGATGTAAATTTTCTATACACGCCATTTTCGATAACTCCGCAAGGGAATATGTCAACTGCATGTCCGTATCCATCGGATTTTAATTGATGATTAGATTTAAATGTTTTTCCGTCACAATTAGTTACTTTTTTTAATTTTTTTCCTTTTTTATCATATAAAACAGTTCTTCCTTGTTGATATAAAGCAAACTGTTCCTCTGTTGTTCTAGCACCGTCTGTGATTCTAAAATCAAACGGACTATTTACAATTGCAGCTTTCATAACTTCAACTAATTTTGGATGTACTTTTTTCATTTTATCCAAACTTTCTTGGCTGAAAGAATACGTTTTATTCTCTGTTGCTGTATTTTCCTTGTCCCAATCTTTCAAATATTCCTCCTTTCTTTGAACTCTATTTAGCCAGCCTTCTAAAAAATTTTCTTGTGTTTTATCATCAGCAACTTTGCTTCTGTAATAAATTCTTTGCAAGTTATGATAAACTTCTAAAAATTTACCAGGATCTACTGTACTCAACGCTTCTAATGTTTTATTTCCAATTATTCCGTCTATGTCTAAGTTTGCATTTGTAAGCTGATTTATAGCAATCTGTGCGTTTTTGATTCCGTTTTTGCCACTATTCACAGCCCAGTCGCATATAGATAGTGCTACTTTATCATTTGCAACTTTATCTAGTTTGTTTCCTAAATAATATTTTTTTAGATATATATTTTTTGCAAAATCCATTGTTAAATCTTGCATATCTCCCTTATATCCAAATTCTCTTGCTTCTTCTTCAATTATTCCATATTTTGTTTTTCCACCCTTGTCGTGCTCGTCATTAGAATATCCTCCTTCTACCATTAATAAATAGTCAAATATTCTTTCAAATCTGTCCATTTAAATCACTTCCCTTTTTTAATTTTGAAAAAAATCTTTTACATCAAGTTCTAACATCTGATCAATAGTATATCTACTGATTCCAATAACTGCCATTTGTTCTGCTACATCTGCAATTTCAATAATATCTTGTATTTTTTTAGCTAAATCTTTTAATTCAGTTCTATTTAACTCAATAAACTCAACTAAACCCTTGTCATTTAAAACTTTTACTTTTTCAATCTTATCTTGTTCTAACAATGACATCAATGAAAATTTTAATGCTAATCTATTTCTATTTTCTTCATTGTTCTCGAAAGTGTATTTTTTACCAGCTTTTTCAATTTCAAGTGCTTGATTTAAAAAGTTTAATTTAGTTTCAACTAAATCTTTTGACGCTTTTGTTCTTAATTCTTTTAACTTTTTATTTAGCAAATTGTTATCAACTTTCCAAGCGTGAGAATCTTTATCCCACACACTCCAATCATTTGGTTTTGCAATCGTAACAATTGTTTCATTGACCTCATCCAAATAACTTCCGTCTGATAGAGTTGTTTTACCAGCTTTTATTTTTTCAACTTCAGTCATTTCTCTAAGTTTTCCAGTTTTTAAATCAATAATTGGATTATTTAATAATGTCTCAGAGAATTTCATTGTTTTTTCATCCCAAAGCGGATAAAACAAGTTTGGATTTTTTTCGAATTCCTCTGCTGTTGTAACTGTCGGTCGTGCTATACACTCCAACGAATTAATTGAATAAATGTAAATTACTGTCATTTTTATCACTCCGTTTTTTTTTATTTTTTTGATTTTTATTCTGTGCTAACTTATGAATTTGTACAGAATTTTAAAAAATATTTATTGATTTTATTGACTTTGAACGTTTTGCCGACTTCAGCAGTTCAATAAAATTTGAAAGTTGGCCCAAAATAAAATTGCTTCAAAGCTCCTAAAAATCGGCACTAAATTTTTAAAAACGAAATATCAATTCGTACAAATTCATAAATTTCTTTACTATTTACTGCTAAAATCCAGCCTTTTTCCTAATTTCTAACAGTTTATTTTTTCTTTCTCTTGCACTTGTCTTTTTGACATAATGTTTCTTCGTAACATCTGTTCCGCTGTGATTTGCAAATTCACTAGCTAGGTCAATCCCAGCTGTTTTTGCAATAAGATTAATGCTTGTTTTTCTAAGCGAGTGTGGATATAAATTTTCTATCCCAACTAACTTCCCAATTTTCTTCACTCTATCTCTTATCGTACTTTTACTCATTTGCTTAAATACACCACCATATTTAGTCGTTAGTAAGTATTCAACGTTGTCATTCCTACATCTCAACCACCCCCTTATCAAATTTACTGTTTCCTCGAATACAGCAAACTCCACAATCTTTTGTTCTTTTTCTACTATTCCAAATATTACTCCGTTTTCTAAATCAATATTGCTAATCTTAATTGATTGCAATGCCGAAATCCTACAAGCTGTGTCAATAATCAAGTTAAATATGATCCTGTCTTGTAAATCATACCGTTTGTCCATTTCCATTTTGATATTAATCTCAATTATCTCTTTATTTGTAAGATAATAGCTATTTCTCCGTTTTTCCACATCAGTAACCTTTAATCTATCCAATTTATCTCTAAACGGATGTGTCGCTATCAAATCCCGCTTAACTGCCCAGATATAAAAACTGCTAATTGCCGTAATTTTGTTATTAATCGTTCTAGCGTTGTTCCCTTTCACTTCTCTGCAATATCTTATGTATCTCTCCAATATGCTTACAATAAACTTTAATGTATCTTTACTTAATAAATAACGATTACTCTCATACACTTTCAAATACTCAACAAACTGTTTCATATTATTGCAATATGTCTTGTAAGTCGTATTCTTGGTTGCCTCGTTTTTCGCTATACAGCTGTTTAGATACTCCCAATAAATTTCTGCATTTCTCCCTTTGATTAATTCCAATTCCATTTTTACCATCTCCTCTATAATATCAATATTAATATTATAGACTGGAAAATTTATGTGAAATTAAAGAACATACTTTTACTGCTCCGAACTTAACGTATGCTAAAGTAATAAAAATTGGGAAAACAGCAGTTCTAAGTGTAGACAGTGCTTCTTATTTCGACAATAAAAACAACAAGGATACATTGTTACAATTGCCTGCAGAATTTGCTCCAACTGTATTTTTAAACATTTCAGCAAATAATCTTGAAGGAAATTTCACAAATTTTATTCTTGATGAAACTGGAAAATTGACTTTCAAACAGAACAATACAAAAAATGGATCTTATTTATTTACAGTTGCGTATATTTGTAAATAACTAAAGTGGAAAATTTATTCAAAGTTGATAGTCACATAATAGATTCGAGACTTACAGTAGGGTTAATTCAGAAAATTGGTAACATTTGTATTTTGACTTTGGACTCTAATGAACTATACAACGGTCGTAATTATGGAGATGTCCTTTTTAATATACCTGAAAAATTTCGTCCAAAATTTTTAACACCAGTCAGCGTTGGAATAATCAATTCTGGCGGTAGTGGAGCTGCTCATTTAGAAACAAACGGAAATGTAATATGGCGTGGGGCAAGAACAAGTTCTGCTTTATATATTAATGCAGCATATTTAGCTAATTAAAACCCAATTGCTTGCCAACGGATTCCTGTTGTCCTGAGTTCGCCAGAACTGTCACGTCCAAAAATTTCAAATTTACCTTCGTCGACAGGAGCGGCTCCAGTTCTGTGAGCTCCTCCACCTGTATCGGATGTGACAATTTGATAGTTTCTGTTTTTAAAACGTGTAGGCAGATTGACATAACTATTACCGTTTTGGGCAACTGAATCGCCCCACTGGATTATTAATCCAAATGAAAATTTTACCCAACCGTTGCCAAAACTAAACAAATTTTCCAGTTGATTATAAAGTAAAGTAATTAGCAGTTCCTTTTATCTGCCAAAACTCTTTCCTAGAGACTCCCCAAATTGTTATACCTTGCTGAAGTGGAATTAGCCTTGTAGTCCCTGTCAAATTATTTTGCTCGACCGTGATAACAGCGAATTCCATGTTCATGTATTCGCTTTTCGGAAAAAAATTTGCAGGATACTGGCAAATAATATCGCCATCTTTATAAGACATTCCCGCACTTAAATTTTCTAGATAAAGTGAACAATTAACAGCTTTACCTGTTTTCACAAATTTTATATATCCGTTTGGAATATTAATTTTTAAGCTTTCAAATTCAGACAAATTTTCCAACTAATCATAATAGAAAAATGTTACTGAATTTATTAGAAAAAGTGAAATATTTTTATCTTGACTGACAAGATATACGTTTTGCGAATCGGTTGTGATTACTAATCTTTGAGATAACATACTAGAAACGTGCTCAAAGCAACTTTCTCCTTTTGTGAAAATTATTTTATTACTCCACCCATATAATTTTTGCGATACTTCTAAAATTCCAAACAGAAAATTAGATTTTGGTATTTTGATTGTAAATTTATCGTTTGAAAAATCTACGTTTGCAGTTTTTGTATAAAATCTAGGCAAATTTTCCAAAATGTGTAAATCACATTAAGAAAGATATGTCGAAATATAAATATCCTTGCAATTTAAAAGATGACATAAGAATGATTCGCCCTTGTGTATCAACACTAAAGACACATGCCTGATTCGAGCTTGTGTTAGCTGAAAAAATCACACGACTTCGAGGGCGGAAACCAACTGGGAGAGTTAATATTACATCTCCGTTCTTTTTGCTGTTTAATTTTTGATTGTCGTCTATAGACAAATAAACTATTCCAGCTTTTTTGTATAAAGAAACAGAAGTAAATCCTTGTATTTCGTTTTGCTCAAAATTTCCTGTTTCAACTTTAGACAAATTTTCCAGTTATTTTGTTTTCCCAATGGCAAGGACTTCTACCCAAATTTTTTGATTGTTAAAAATCTTGACACCTCGTGTCGTTGGTGTATCAAAATAACTCTGAAAATTTCCAATAGCACCATTGACTGGCGAAATTTGAACAGTCGGAGTTTCCAAAAAGTCGATAGGAAATTTACAAAACTGACCTCCGACATCTACAAGATAGTGTTGCCACATCAATGTGAATCCGTTTGGGAATGTAATCCAACTTTTTCCAAATTCAAACAAATTTTCCACTTTGTCCGAAATCGGCTTATTAGAAATAGCCCTAAATTTCCCTGAATCGTTGTATGTCAGACTGTTGTCTCCGATACATTCATAATAGAATTTTGTAACATTATCATAATAAAACTTACCTTTCGTTTTATTGCCGATGTCCTGTATGTTTCCACCAAATTCTAGTCCTAATATTTCAGCTAACCGATTTCCTTCTAATGCCGTTCCTTTTTGTGATCCGTACAAAGTGCTATCTGATAAAACAAAAGAATTGTTTTTGAAGTTGAGCAAATATTCCTTTTTGTCTTTTAAAATCCCTTTGTCAATCTTATCTAACATACTATTTTTTAATTGATGAATCTGATATTCTGTACCACCTAATTTTAAAAATACATCCTCAAACTGATTTTCTCCATCAATTCTAATTAACAATTTTAATCCGTCAAATACGCCAAACTCTTCGATTCCAGTCAATGCAACTTCGTAGATATCTTTGTTAGTTCCTACTGTTCTAATTGTATCTAGAGTATGCACCAACCCTTTTTGTAAATCATTCATGACTTGTGCTGACAATGTTGTCCCAACTTGAGTTGCTGTTTCTTCACCTTTCCAAATATGCCTAACCAATCCAGTACCAACATCGTTTGCATTTTCAACTTTGTAAACATCCAAATTCGTTCCTATCCAATCCTTTATTTTTTTTAACATCTATCTTACTCCTTCTTGTGTAATTACATTTATTCTTGCTAAATTACTCTCATAACTTTTTTGTTGCAAAATCTCATCATAAAAGCTATCCTCTATTTTTAAAATTCTTTTCACTCCAACAAAGGCCCCGTTTGAAATATAACTAGCTGTCTGCACTTTATATTTAAAATCAACAGTTATTTCCACACCTTTCGCTCTTATTTCAAGCAAAATATTTAAGATACTCTTTTTTATATATGCAGACAGTCTTTTATTCAATATTATATAAATGCTTCCTGCTTTTTCTTTGTAAAACTGTGTTTCAAAATTTCCGTTAAAACTTCCATTTTTAACTTTAAAATCTATATTTTTAACTTTATCTTTTATAATCCCTTCTTTAAAAATAAAAATATTTTGCTCATAATTTTCAATTATAATCTTGAGCACATTTAAAATTGTTTCAAAAGTTGCATTTTTACTTTTCCTTGAAATTTCAGCAAGTATTCTCTTTCTATAATTTTCATCTTTTTCGTTCGTGTCCCTTTTCAAATTAAAAGATGTTCCAAATTTGTCCAATGCATAACCTTCTGCCTCCATAATGTTTAAAGATTTCAAAAGTTCATGTATTCCTTTACTTGCTTGTCTTATTTCTTCTAAATATAAATTTAACAAAAAATAATTATTGCTTCCCCTGTCTCTTCTGTACATATGTGGAAATCTACTTATTATTTCATCTGTATACTCTTCGCTACTCTTAAACATAAATTACCTCGATATTATTTTCGTTTATTTGAAATTTTTGACCAACTGGGACTGTAAATGTTTTGTCGAAATTTTGTATTGCAACATCGGATTCTGTTAATCCCATTTTCAAATTTATTTTTCTTATATCGTCAATTCCTAACACTTCTGAATATGTCTTTAAATAACTAATAGATTCTCCTGTTTTTAGATTATTAATATAATTTAAAATTTCCTGTTGAATTTGTTTTGTCCAACGACTATCTTTTTCATCTAAATTTTTTGTTTCCAAAACTTCAACTTTTATTAATAACGTACTATATTTTATGATGTTATATATTATTTTTCTTTCAAATACACCTCTTTTTATTTTTTTTTCAAAAGTTTGTGCATTAGAATCTGCGAGAGTCAATATGCCATCTGCTTTCAAATCTAAAATAGTTTCAAAAATTTTGTCATCCGGTGTTCCTTCTAAAAATATTTTAACTGTTCCAGCTTCAGTAGCTGGCTCAGTTTCAGGATCTAATATCAACACATTTTTAATATTTTCCAAAGCCATTAATCCGTTATATAATGCTGTATGTGTAGCGGTTTGTTCAACTGTTTCCTTTCTTTTAAGTCTTTCCCTATAAAGACTATCACTCTCATTATTTGCACCACCAGTTACATCCGCATCATTTGTAATTTTAGCAACTCCTTCATATTCAGTCGTAAAAGTAACATCACTTGTGATATTGCTTTCTTCTCCGATTTCAAGAGCCTGAATAAATCCTATTCCGTAATACTCATTATTATCTAATTTATCCAACGCAACGTTTGATAATAGTCTATATTCTTTTTCAGCATATTTAATAATTGTTTGTGCTGGTATAACTCTATTTTTTTCTCCTGTTATCTTAACCTGTCCAGTTGCATAAGCGCCTGCTTTTCGTGGAGTTCTCAGTAAAGTCCCAAAAAAATCTAAATATATCCCTGTTGCTGTATTTAGATTCATTTGATTATTAAATTCGAGCAATTCTTCCCATATTTGCGATAGTTCATAACCTATAGCTTCAGAATGAATCCCTTCTGGAGTATTAAAATCTAAAATATAATTATTATCTTGTAACCTTGCTTTGTACCTATTTTCTATATCTTTCATAATATCTGTAAAACTTTTTAACACAAATCCCTTTTCTGTTACTCCAAAATCCACTGTTCCTCCTTTCTAAAACGCTAAAGTCTTTCCATTTTTCAATAACATTTCCACTTTAAAATTATAGTTTCCATTTCTATTTTCAAAACTGCTTTCGAACTTTGTTATTTCTGCCACATCTTCATCCGACAAAATAGTTTCTTTGACTTGGGCCTCTATATTAAATTTTTCTAACAAATTTCCTATTTGTCCATTATTTTCATTTCTTTTAAGCCAATAAATACCTTCGTTTTTGTGTAAAAACCACTCATTAAAAAATAACCTCAATTTATTTTCCAACCGCAATCTTATTTTTTCTAATTCTGAACTTAATATAATATTTTTTCCAATTGCAATATCTATTTCTTTATCGTCATTTTTTTCTGTTAGCCAACTTTCCACACTCTCCATGATATCCTCCTAATCCAATGGTAATCCGCCGTTTGTATGATTTAAGAATGACTTTCCACCAATTGTAGCATCTCCGCTCACTTCTAAACTTCCGTCAACTTTAACAGGCCCACTTATACTGATTGAACCACCTTTTATATTGATACCGCTATCATTTATCGTTACAAGTGTTCCACCATAAGCGATATAGAAGTCGTTAGATATGTCCTTTTCTGCATCACTTGTTATTTGTCCAACTACAACAGCATTATTTATATCGAATTTTGCACTAGAGTTCGGCTCGCAAGGTTCAGAAGCATTTCTTGCATTAAATGTATCGTGTTGGCAAAAAGCTACTAAGACCTTATCATTCGCAGCTAACGGAGCATTTACTTTGCATTTACTCCCCCAAAAAATTGGAGCAATTGGAACATTTTCAATTATTTCAACTTCATCACGTGTGCCAAAAAGTTCAGGAATATCTAACATTTGTATACT